CATCCAATACAAAGCTTGATACAAAGATCAAAACTTGGCGTTCCACGGATCTTTCTGAGCAGACGCTAACGTATACCTGGGCAAGTTCACAATCGATTGCTGGCGTGGCGTTAGTGTTTACCAATCTGATAGCCAATTCAACGGTGCGGATCAAGCTGTATACGTTGGCCGGCGATGTTTCACCAGCTTATGATTCAACAACAAAAACAATCAGTTTTGCATATCCAGCGCCGAGCGGATTCAGCACAATCAACTCAACCAGTTTCGCCTACGGCGGCGGCAATCACTGGTCATGGTTTTTTACTGAAACTTTATGCAAGAAGATGGAGATCATCATAAACAGTAGCGGCAATCCAGATAATTTCATGGAGGTAAGCCGCGTTGTTGCTGGCAAAGTTTGGACGCCAACTTATAACGCCAACTACACGTTGCCGGTGCGCTGGATCGATAGCACAACAAGCGTGCGGCTGGATTCTGGCGATCACGTTGCAGAACGTGCGCCAATGTATCGAGCAATGGCGCTGGACATGGCAATCATGCGCCAAGCAGATAAAGAAAAACTGGCAACAATACGAAGAATGAATGGCTCTGCTGTACCGATATTCATTAACGCAATGCCACAAGCCGCAACGGCTGAGGATGAAGCATTCTTGCAGCTATACGGGCGCATGAGCGATGAATTATCAATCGAGTTATTCAGTTACGATATGTATCAATCACAGATCGAGGTGGTTGAGATATAGCAGCACCCGCCCCATCGTCGTGAGACGCCGGGCGGCCACCGATTAACATTAACGCCGCGAGGCGCTGGAGCAATAAAAATGGCACACGTTTTAACAACTAAGGGCTTGATCGAACGCGCAGAATTAGAGGTCAATGATATAATTACCGAAGAAGAAAATGCGCGGGTTTTTGCAACAGAATGGCGGCACAATGGCGAGTTAGTGCGCCGTGATGTTAACGTCAACATACTTGCTGGAGTGCAGCTAGCAGGTGAGCAGCAAACAATGTAGTTTTTTTCAACCTTAACGCCGTGAGGCGCAGGAGCAATAAAGATGGCAAATACTCAAGCGATTTGTAAATCCTTTCGCGTGGATCTTTTAAACGGCATTCACGCATTCGGTACAACGGTAGCACGCGGCGGCACTAGCGCGGACACCTTCAAAATGGCGCTGTATCTAACGACAGCAACCGTTGACGCATCAACCACAGCTTATTCATCAACAAATGAACTGGCTGCTACTGGTAACTACACGGCAGGCGGCGCAACAGTCACAAATGGTAACGCTCCGGCTAATACTGGCGGCACTGGCATTGTGGCATTCTGGACACCAAGCGCGTCAGTAACCTGGTCGAATTTAACCTCATCAGGGTCGTTCGATTGCGCGTTGCTTTACAACTCATCACAAAGCAACAAGGCAATTGCATCGTTTACGTTCGGCACTCAATCAGTTACATCCGGCAATTTCTCGCTGACGATGCCAACCAATGATCTGACAACCGGCTTGATCCGCATATCTTAATCATGGCGTTAACGCTCAAGTATCAAACCAAAGCGCAGCTATTAACACGGCTGCGCGAGCGTTATCGCACGCTATCAAAGCACGAGTTGGCAAAGTTGGCGGCATGGCTTTACGACAGATATGTTGCAGGTGATTTCACGGCGGCGCAGATACGAACGGCTTTCGGCCTTGATACAACTTCAAAATGGGATGCGTTTCGCACAAAGATCCAAGCTTTGCGCGATCAATATGTGGCAATTGATGGAGCGGTTGGCGAATGATTACAGTGATCGAGGATGATATACCCGGCAATCCGCGCATGGTTTATTACAAAGTAACCGATGATTTTGGTAGCGATCATCGATACGGCCCGGTTATAACGGTTGATCCTGCATTCGATGCTGAAGCGTTTAAAACAGCAGTGCAAGCAAAGGTTGCTGAGATGTTGGCGCAGAACGAGTTTAATCAATTGATAGGATGATATGGCCACATACTACGTTGACGATGGGGGCGGTAAGGCTGTTACGGCAGCCACTAACGCCAATCCTTGCCAAGTCACAATCACAGGTCACGGATTCAGTACCAACGATAAAGTGGTGTTTCACAATATCGGCGGCATGACGCAGCTTAATTTCACCAATGGATCAACCGGATACACTGTCACCGTTGTTGATGCAAACAACATAACCATCGGTGTTGATTCTACTGCTTACGGTACATACACAAGTGGCGGCACAGCGCACAATGGATTAAGTTGGGGCGCAGCATATACAAGTGTATCGGCGCTTGATGACGTGTTTACATTTGCATCGGGTGACATTGTATATATTGGTCATGACCATGTGTGTCAGTATGCGCACACTACAAACAGAACCATTACACTACCTGTATCCGGCCTGCCAACTATTTTTATTTCCGCAACAACGGGCAGCAATCCGCCAACATATCAAGCAAGCACGACAAACCAAATTGATACAAGTGAAGGCGCTTATAACTTGACGCTGGACGGATCGTGCGCGTTTTATGGGTGTTGTATCAAAGTAGGAGCAAATTTTATTGTTTCGCCGGATAATGACGAAATTGTACGATTAGATAATTGCATTATTAAACTCGGAGCAAATGGTTATTTCAGAAATTCAGTCCCGCATGGGAAATTAAATGTAATTAATATTACATTTGATTTAACAAGTGATGGAACTACAGCACGATCTGGCGCTGTGTTATCGTTACGGGGAACGTCATCATTCGTTTATATCAATGGGGTAACATTTATAAATGCTGGATACCGAACCGGGACGGTATTTGATTCAAATACAGATGTATCTGTATTATATATTGACGGCGCTGATTTCAGTGGTTTTACAAATGCGACCGTGTGTGAAATTTTTAACCCAGCCACGTCTATCGGTAAAATCATTATTGAAAATAGCAAAACCGCTGCGACATGGACTGCATTTGCTTCTGGGACGCCCTATATAAATTCAGCTTTTTTATTTCGAAATTTTGGAAGTGGTGACCAGCCTGCCAGCTTAATCGACAAGAAACCCGAAGGAGACATAGTTTCAAGCAGCATCATTTACCGCTCATCTGGAGCGAAAATCGAGGGCTCAGCTACAAGTTGGCTGGTTACAACTACAGCAAATTGCTCACAGGACGAACCATACTATTCACCAGAAATTTACGGATACATCAGCAGCACAGGATCAAAGACGCTCGATCTCTATATTACAAACGATACCGCTGATTTTTATGATAACGAAGTATGGCTAGAAATCGATTATCTAGGCGCAGCAAGCAGTGGCCAATGGAGTAACAAATCTGATTATATGGCTGACAGGCTGGCAACGGCAGCGCTTCAAGCTGACGACACCGGCAGCACTTGGAACGGATCAGGGCCGAGTTATACATATAAACAAAAATTATCAGTTACGGCAACAGTTAACACAGCAGGCATGTTTCGCGCCCGTGTGTGTGTTGGCGTTGCATCAATAGCATCTACTCGCAAGTTTTACATCGATCCACTGGTCACAGTATCTTAATAGGATAAATTGTGGCGATAGCAGAATTAACGGCACAGAGAAACAGCACCGGCGGTGCTGCTAGTACGTCCGTTACGTTCACATATCCATCTACTCCAACGCAAGGCAACCTTCTCGTTGCGGTGTTTTCTTGGCGCGGTGACACAACAGTTACCGGCACGCCTTCGGGATGGTCGTTAGCAACCAACAGCGGCAACGCATCCGGCCTTGACGGTGCGATCTATTACAAAATTGCTGGCGCATCAGAGCCAACAGTTCACACATGGACATTGGGCGCATCAAATAAGTTTGCAGGCTGCGCCTCCGAATGGTCTGGTATCGTTTCAGTATCGCCGTTAGATAAAACAAACTCGAATACTGGAACCGGTACGGCTGGCACTTGCGGCTTAACCGGCACGCTATCGCAAGCCGATGAACTTGTTGTGTCGATGTTTTCTAACATCGACATTTACACATGGGCGTCACATGATAACGGCGCAACAGAGATACGTGAAGCGGCGTCCACTGGTGGTAGTGCAGCTACACGTAATAACACTTCGCTTGCAACAAAAATAGTCTCCGCAACAACTAGCGTTAATTACGGTGCAACACTGTCGACATCGGGCACTTGGTCGAGTGCGGTGGCAACGTTCAAAGCCGACCTTTCGGTCAATGTCGCGCTAACCGGGCAAAGTTGTACTGTTACGCAAGGATCTGTTACTGACGCAACATCAGCAGCCATAACCGGCCAAAGTTGCACCGTTGCCATCGGCAATCTGATCGAAGAAACCACAAGATCACTAACCGGGCAAAGTTGTACTGTTGCACAAGATTCGCTCGGAGCTTCTGCGCCAGCGGCCAACGTAACAGCATTATTTGCGAGCGATGCAATCGTTCAAACGACCGGGATATCCGGCGCGTCATTGGTTGGTGGATCGCTACTACAATCGCCGCCTATTGGTGACACAAATGTTGCCTTAACAGGCCAATCTGTAACAACAGCAATCGGATCAATAGCCGAAACGCTAACCACTGCTCTTACAGGCGCAGCGGTGGCGCTATCGCTCGGATCGGTAACGCCTTATACTGAAACATCGGTACAGTTAACCGGTCAATCTGTATCTGTTGCACAGGATTCACTAAGCAAAACCACAACAGCATCGTTATCAGGCCAAAACGCTACGGTAGCGCAAGGCACGGTAACAGCAACCAGTAATTTCGGTATATCCGGCCAATCTGCAACGATTGAAAATGGTTCGCTTGTTATCAGCCTAAACAGAAGTTTAACAGGCACAGCATTACCGGCAGCATCAGGATCATTAACAGCAAGCAATAGTTTTGCCGTAACCGGACAAGCTGCAATTATTGGACAAGGATCGGCTGGTATCGGTGTTGGTGTATCCGGTCATAGCTTATCTGTCGCACAAGGATCGGTCGCAAACGGCGGCATCGATACCGCGATAACCGGTCAGTCGTTAACGGTTAATCGATCAAACATTGTAGGCGATGCTTCGGTTGGACTATCTGGTCAAAGTATATCGGTAGCAACAGGATCACTTGCTGCAACTGTAAACAAAGCATTAACAGGCCAAGCAATTGTCGCGGCAATTGAATCAGTTGCATCCGGCGTAAGTTTGTCAATCACAGGACAATCAGCGCAAGTATCACAGGATGTTCTAACAACATCACAGGATGTTTCGGCGGCGCTAACCGGTCAAGCATTAGCGGCAAGCAAAGGTGACATTGCTGCAAACGCAACTAGCGCGTTATCAGGTCAATCATTAGCGGCTGTTCAAGGCAGCATATCAGCAACGCAAGACATTAACACGGCGCTGACAGGTCAAAGCGTAAGCGTTAGCAGCGGTTCGCTAGCAACAGAAACAGCTAGCACGCTATCCGGCCATGCGCTGATAATCAATCAAAACACCGTTGTTGGCGATGTTTCTATCGCCACAACAGGCCAAGCAATCCAAGCCGATCTTGGATCAATCAGCGGCACGATTGCGGCATCAATAAGCGGCCAATCAACAACGGCGCAAACTGGCGATGTAACGGCAAGCGCAAGCGTTACATTATCCGGCCAATCTTTAACCGCAAGCCAGGGCAGCATATCGGTCACGCAGGATGTGTTTGCAGCGCTTACAGGCCAATCTGTAAGCATAGATCAAGGATCAGTAGCGGCGGCATTAGATAACGCGATAACCGGCCATTTCTTGCTGGTCAATCACAATACGATTGTTGGTGATTCATCGGTAACGTTAACCGGGCAAGTATTAACGGCACAAGCTGGCAGCATTGCCGCAGAAACAGCCAGAGCGATAACCGGGCAATCGGCATCGGTTGCTATTGAATTGGTTACGGGCGAGATTGCGCCGGTTTTATCTGGACAATCACTATCTGCAAGCCAAGAATCATTATCGGTTACAAGTAATGCGTCGTTAACCGGACAAGATATTGCTGCCAACAATGGCAGCATTGGCACGATGCAAGACGGCAACGTCACGCTAACCGGGCAGGCTGCGCCAATAGCCCAAGGATCGCTTGGTAAAACATCCGATACCAGCATAACCGGGCAAAATTTAACGGTTGCACAAGGCACAGCAACAGCATCGCCAGCATTACCAATTACAGGTCATGATCTATCGATTGCGCACGGCACGATCACGCATGGCGGCGTAGATGTTGCGCTAACCGGGCAATCGTTATCAATCAATCAATCCGGCATTGTTGGTGATGTTACGCTGGCAATATCCGGCGCTGATCCTGTTTCGATCAATACCGGCAGTATAGCAGCCGATCAATCAGTACATCTTACCGGCCAATCGCTCGCTGCATCCGCTGGCGACATGCAGGCCATATCAGCGGTTGGCGTTGCTGGCCAGCAGGTAGCAACCGATCAAGGCGCAGTATTAACGGCGATTGATAGCGCAATCAGCGGTGTATCGCTTGGCGTTACAAGTGGCAGCATAGCAGCAGATCAAGCAGCAGCGATAACAAGCAATAGCGTCGCGGTTGATAGCGGCAGCATGGCGAAACAATGGACGGTATCGGTAGCAGGACAGGGCGTTTACCTGAACAACGAGCAGCCAACGGGCAGCAGATCGCTACCAATAACCGGTCATGAGATAACAGCAGCGCTTGGCAGTGTTGGCGTTTATATCGATTATTCAGCCGATCTGATCGGGCAGGCTGTAACGGCTCAAGCTGGCAGCATAGCAGCAGCAACAACGCAACCAATAACAGGTCACGAAGTTGTTGCAGCACAGCAAACAACAGAACCGGCCTTATCTGCCGAAATCGCAGCCGATCCGCTCAGTTTAGCGGCTGGCACATTAGCAAAAGAATCCGATAGGCAGATAACCGGCGCAGCAGCACAAATCGCGCAAGGCACGATAACAGGCGGCACAAATGATAAGAGCGCAGCGCTTACCGGCCAATCGTTAAATGTCGCGCAAGGATCACTACAGAAACGGTTGATTCTGCGAGATACAACAACGATCACGGCAACATTGCCAGCGCCAACATTAACCGCAGAACTAGCTACGCAGGGTATTACAGCGACATTCTATCAACCAACAATGAGCGCTAAATTATGATATGCAAAGATAAATTATTCATCAATACAGATATTGATATTGTTATTACGCTGTCTGGCATCTTGGCTAACGATATTGTATCCGGTGTTGTAACGCTAACAAGCAACGATAACAGCGTGACATTTTCAGGCGCGGCGGTTGATATTGGGGCAACAAATATAACGCTCAAAATTGCCAATTCAGATATTACTGTCGCCGGTGTTTATGCGGTGAAAATCACGGTAACAGATACAAGCGGCGCGGTGCGTGGATTAACGCCATGTCCGGGTACGATAACGTTTTATGAATAGTTATGAAAAAGGTGTAATTATGCCGACAGAAATTGACCTGCAATTTGTTATTAATGGGTTTTTTGGGGTTATTGCTTTCTTTGCAGGCTGGGTCATTAATTTAACGCTTGCAGCTTTGAAAGAACTGCAAATCGCAGACAAAGAGTTGGCGGAAAAGGTCGCTCATATCGAAATACTGGTAACAGGCGATTATATTAAAAAATTAGAATTTGAGCGGCTATCTGACGCGCTAATTGTCAAGCTGGATAAGATCGAATCCAAATTAGACAAAAAAGCGGATATATCTTCGCTCAAATGCTTAAATCATAAAGGGTGCGACATTACATGAGAATGAGCAAACACGGGCGCGAGTTGCTGATCGAGTGGGAAGGGTACAGCAACGAGGTTTATCAAGATACCGCAGGTAAATTCACAATCGGCGTCGGGCATCTGCTTACACGCGATGAATTGGCATCCGGCAAAATCCTGATCTTGGGTGAACCGGTGAAATATCACGACGGGTTAACTAGCTTACAAATAGATCACTTGCTGACACAAGACCTTGCTGGCGCAGAAGGTGCGGTGAATAGCGGCGTTAATATCGGCCTAAATCAGAACCAGTTCGACGCGCTAGTTTCGTTTGTATTTAATGTGGGGCGGCAGGCATTCTATCAATCCACATTGCGCCGGATATTGAACGAAGCACGTTACACCAAAGTGCCTGAACAGATGCGTCGCTGGAAATGGTCGGGCGGTAAAGTGGATCACGGGTTAATCAATCGGCGTGAAAACGAAATCAAGTTATTCGAGGGCATGATATGAAAAAAACATTATTGATTTTTGCATTACTAACATTGATCGGCTGCAAATCTGAGCAAGCAAAAGAGATGCTGCAAACAGCAAGCCGAGAAGCCAAGATCCTGAACGCGAAATATTGCGCTGAAGAAAACGCGCACTGGCGCGAAGTGTTTATCACGGCAATCAGATCACAAATACCACTTTATCCTGACGGCGGTTATTGTGAGATGAAGGACATTGTTAACGAGCTGATCGAGGTGGTTTGATGAAAGTGTTTTTGGCGTCAGTATTGGTGTCTGCATTGATTGTTTTTGCGTTTACGTCAGGCGTCATTGTGCGCGGTTGGTTTTGATAGGAGGCAACATGAATAAAGTATCAGCAATTTTTTCAATTCCCGATGTTTTGAAGCAGGGGAAGATGGTGGCCAACCCGGCAGCTTGGAAAACTGGGCAGATCACTGCATCGGTATTGTCGGCGCTGCTTGTGACATTGCTTAACTTGGGGCGAGTATTTGGCTATGAATTACCGGTCACGGATGAGCAGGTTAATATTATCAGTGCTGGTGTTGTTACACTTGTCGGCTTGTTCGTCGTACCCGTTACGACCGTCGCAAGCACAGAAAAAATCGGATTTAAAGCTAACGATTAAACCGGTTTTATTGACGCTGGATCGCTCCGAATTGCCTGGGTATGTACCAAATGCACAGGCAATCGGGGTCAAGATAAAAATTGAATTCTAGGCAAACATGAATATATTACTAGGCGAATCTGAGCCAATGCGTAAGCTGCGCGAATCTATCGAAAAACTGGCGCAAAGCAACGTGACGGTGCATATAACCGGCGAATCAGGCACAGGTAAAGAACTTGCTGCTCGGATGATTCACGAAAAAAGCGCACGCCATGACAAGCCATTCGTTGCGGTTAATTGCGGCGCGATACCAGCGGATCTGATGGAAAGCGAGTTTTTCGGACACAAGAAAGGCGCATTTACAGGATCAATCGCTGATCGTGACGGATATTTTCAAGCGGCAAATGGCGGCACATTGTTTTTAGATGAAGTTGCTGATTTGCCGCTGATGATGCAGGTTAAATTGCTTCGAGTGTTGCAAGATAAAATAGTGCGAAGGCTGGGCGAGAATCAAGAAAAGAAAATCGATGTACGCATCATTAGCGCATCAAACAAGAACCTTTTTAAATGCGTAAAAATAAATAATTTTCGAGAGGATCTGTATTACAGATTATGCGTTATCAATTTAATCACGCCATCATTGCGCGAGATACGCGGGGATATATCAATCATCGCAAAGGATATTGTTAAGCGGCGATGCAATGCAAACAACCGTTCTGTTTCTGGTTTTATTGATGAGTCGCTGGACATTCTTAGCCGTTACGATTATCCAGGGAACGTGCGAGAGCTTGAGAACATTTTAGAGCGTGCAATTTTTTTGTGCGATGCAAAAAAAATCGAAGGAAAGCATATCCATTTTTTTTAGCAATTGACGTACGAAGCACGTAGAGACAAAAATGATTACGGATTTTTTACGGAACAAAGCGATCTAATCGTTTATTTATGCGGTCTTTGGAGTCCTCTTCTGGGCACCAACGAGCAAAATTCATTTAATTCCATTCTTCGCTATTCTTCTCTGAAAATCAATATACAAGCCGGTTTTAATGTCATTTAACCGGCTTTGTTTTTTACTTATCTTCTATTCTTTTCCATTCTTTCCGGTAAACTTTACGGAATTTTTACGGATGGTTTTACGGAATGGCATCGTTTAGAAAAAAAGGTAGTGGCTGGGAGGTATCAGTTTGTCGCAAGGGCGTCCGGCGGTCAAGGACATTTGACACAAAATCTGAGGCAAGCTTTTGGGCTGCTGAGATAGAACAAGAAATTCTATCCGGTCACGCCGGAAAAATTCCGGACAAAACATTTGCGGAATTATTACGTCGTTACGGAAATGACGTAAGCGTACATAAGCGTGGCTGTGAGTGGGAGCTGAAGCGAATAAACATGATTTGCCGCGATGAAGTGGCTGCGGTTATGCTGTCGCAGCTTAGGTCAGAAATATTCGCGTCATGGCGCGATAGACGGCTGCGTGTCGTGTCGGTTGGCACAGTGCTTCGAGAATGGAATTTATTGAGCCATGCGATCAATGTGGCCGTGAAAGAGTGGGGATGGCTGAAAGAAAATCCACTTAAGAGTGTGCGGCGTCCGGCGCAACCAAAAGCACGGGATCGGGTGATTAGTGATGATGAGATCGAGCGATTGTTGTTCGCGCTCGGATACGATTATGAACGTTACCCGGCAACATTCTCTGCCAGGGTAGGGGCGGCGCTATTGTTTGCAATTGAAACGGCTATGCGTGCGGGTGAGATTTGCGGATTGACCTGGGGTAATGTTGATATTGATCGACGCACAGCAAGGTTAATTGAAACAAAAAACGGACATAAGCGCGAAGTTCCGTTGTCCGGAGAAGCGATCCGGATTATCAATCAATGTAAAGTCAATCAAGAATCCGTACCACAGAGTAAAGAAAATTTGGTATTCGGTCTACAATCTAGCCAGATCGATTCGCTTTTTCGGAAAGCAAAAAAGATGTCCATGATTGAGGATTTACACTTCCATGACAGCCGAGCGACCGCCATAACCAGGCTTGCTAAAAAAGTTGATATTCTTACTCTTGCGCGAATATCAGGGCATCGTGACCTGAGGATGCTTCAGATTTATTACCGAGAAAGCGCTGAGGATATTGCTAAGCGGATTTAAGTAAATCGTTTCGCGGATAAATCATGACTCGCGGAAAAGCAAACAATGCGGAGCAAATGACCATCCGTTCACAAAACAAATTAATCTCATGATTGTTGTCCAGTTTTTTTAGGTTTTCTTCTGCGCTCAATTTCTTCCTCATGCGAAAAAAACCAATCAATAACTTTTTGCGCGTTCCAGCGCGGATAACTTTTCCCGGTAGCCAATGATGCTTTAATCGGCCTGGGGAAACTCGGAAGCGGTGCATATTTTGCTTGAAACGTTGTCACTTCCACGCGCAGGTAAGCGGCGCATTCGCTAGAATCCCACGGCGTTTGATCAAGCGGTGTTGTTGGTGCCATGTTACGGGCGATTACTTTACCGAGCAATTCAATGTCTATTGTTGTTGTCATAATTTTGTTTAAATTTATAGAATATTTTTGGATGTATAAAAATTACATCATTTGTTTCTAGGCAGCCGGGTATTATTTTGAAACCATATTTTTTTATAAATTTTTTTTGTAATCTTTTGTTTCTGCTTTTTTTGGCCGGGATTAATGTTTCCGCTAAATCAGAAATTATTATTTTCTTGCCACACATATAGAGGAGCGATGATTCAAGCATTTTTCACCTTGAGGCAATGCTGACACATTGTTATTTTTGTTCCTTCTTGAATATGCTTTTCAGCACCACAAATCCAACCAGGTATTATCCACACATACTCAACAAACGTATGACCCCACATAAAGCACAGTAATTTATTAATCATTTTTTACCTTGCTAAATGGCGAATCTTGTTTGGGTATATTCTTCAGTAAATTATCCATGCGTTCTTTCTGTAACTTTTGGGGGCAATCTGCAAGTAAGCAGATTGTTCTTATTGATTGATATGGTATCGGTTCCATAACCCCGCATTTTTTACAGCAGTCATGACTCATTTCGGCGGCTCCGGTTTGTGTATCGGTATGACGTGGGTTATGTAATCTTTGTCGTAAACTATCAATCCAGCACTACTAGAAAAAACATCATATTCATCATAATATGCCATTTCGATATGATTGCCGGTTAGGTCAATAATCCAACACCATCCAACAAATCCAGACTTTAAAAACTCACCCAGAGTCATCCATTTACCTTGCAATTCTTCACACGCCTCCAGACATGAATCAAACGCGCTAACAGCATCATCCTTGCAAGAGGTTTCACGCTGCAATTTTAGTAGCGTTTCTTCGGTTATTCCGCGCATGATTGATCCTTATATAAGATCCTTGCCCTATTTGCCATCCACCAATCATCAAACCCTTGATCTGTGTTTGTGCCTGGCGCGTTATGCCAATGACGATAAAATTCTGTAGCGGCGGTTTTTGCTATGCCGTCTGGCGCAAGTGCTTCGGCTATAGCGTTCCATGCTTGCGCATCGTCGTGGTACTCCGCTGCCTTCTTGGTTTTGGCTTCTGCTTCCGCTGCCAGCCTGATGTCATCATTAATCTTTGCCAAAGTTTTTTGCGCTTGATCCCGACTAGCACGCAACAACGCTATTTTGTTTTTGATGGCTTCGATTTTTTCTTCAGATGGCGCAGCCTCGGTGTCACTATTCATCATAGCCAATTGTTCGCGCGCAGCGGTTGATGTGGTTTCGATACACAGCAGATCATGCTCGGTATTGATCCACACATTGACCAGCTTGCTGACGGTAAAAGCCTTCACATAAAGCTCTTCAATGATCTGCTCTTTCAAATCACGCTTTTGTTTTTTGCCGACTCTGTAGCCTTGGTCTTTTTTGATTTGATCGATCCGCGCTTTCAGTTCCTTATCAATAACCTGAGCAGGTAATAACTTTTCCTGCTTTTCGCACGTTATCAAGTGATTCGAGCCGACAGAAATGAATGGATCGTTATCGCGCAAAACCATCCACGCATAACCCAATTTACCGGGTATCGATAGATTGTTGTTCAATAATTCAAAATTCGGTTTCCAGCCTTTTTCTGATCTAAATATTGTTAAATTTTTCATTGATTCACTGTCCTTTTGTTATGTAGATCATTTCTAGCGCCCGGATACTTTTTGCGTATGCCAAGAGCGCACATTATTCGCGCCACATATTTTGGATTTCCTTTAACAGCAGCGAAGATTTGCGCTTCACTTTTCCCAGCTTTGTGCAATTCAGATATTTTCTCCTTTAGAGATTTCTCTGCATCAAATCCCATTTGTCTTTTTGCTTTCAGCACATAATCACAAAACGTACTGAACGATAGCGCTTCCCCTGCTTTATTGAGCGGCAGCCATTGATTGCCGCTCTCCACCTCCTCTTCTTGGATATGCTCAAAGATGTCGAACCGATCTGTAATGCCAGCGTTAACTGCTTCAATAATTTTTCCGATCAACAACGTTTTTTCTTCATTAGTTATCTTTCTTCTAAGCGCGTGCCTCTCCGATACATCTCGTGTGTGTTCTTTTTTTGTTTTTGATGGTTTTAAATCTGGCATGAGTAGGCATACTTGGCCGCATGACGCTAACCATAACAATTCTTTAATGTTGTGCTGTACTTGCTGTGCCATGTTATTCATCACTCAACACTGAAGTCGTCTTTGTCGTTTGGCGTTGGCTGCTTTTTCTGCTTGTCTACCGAATTAGATTCGACGGAGTTAGAATTTGTGGCCGCAGCGGAATTGCCCGAATTAACTGCTTCCTGATTTTTGGGTTTCTCTGTTTCAACAGGTTTTTCTTGCGAGTCGGTTTGGTTGTCGCCAATTATTTCGCCGGTGGATTCGTCGATAATGAGTGACCCATCGCTTTCAATGACAACCGGCTTCCCTTCGTCATTTGCAGATTCAATTTTTTCTAAGCTTTGCATTTCGATTGACATTGGAAGGTATTTCCAGCCTCGACGAATGATGGTTTTCTTAATCATTTCGTCCCGATCTGTTTCCCACGGAGTTTGTCCGCCAGATTTAACAGCAGAACTGCGCGCTTTAATTTTCATCACTTCAGCCACAGTCATCCACTCAAAATGACTGCCGCCATCCTTAAAGTGGGCAACCATGTAGACAAGCTTTGGCTCTCCGCGCTCGCCATTAAGATTCGGTTTGTGTGTTACTTTTGTTTGTAATCCAAGCTCTAAATCAAAAACATCGTTCTCGTAAACAACCTCAGCATTGATGCTGCTTATTTCACCGGATCGTCTGGATAAAGATATAAGCCCACGATAACCTGGCATCATCTTGATTTCGCCCTTGAATGGCACTAGATAGGCTTGGCCTAAAGCTCCACCAATCTCAAGCCCAAGATGTGACGCCTGGACAACTGCGTTTACAAAACTTCCAGGGTTCTGAATAGCAATCTTTAAAAGATATGAATTGCTTCTAAGCTCATTCAGGGCGATTCTTGCCATTTTTTCCGGGGTAACATTCTTTGCTACCACGGATTTTATTTGCCCAAGTCGATCAGCCAGAAATTTAGATAAATCACCAATATTTTCAGGTTCTTTTGCTGCGGTTCCGGTTGCTGCCGCTTTTAATGCCGCTGTACTCATTTTCTAATTTCTCCTATCGTAAAATTTCCAATTCCATCCGCCAGCTTGCTTAAATTTTCCGTGCAGGGCGCCATGTATTGTTGAGTAATCGATTCCTGTCTCTTTAGATGCTTTTCTGATATTTTCGTAAGTAATTTGGATGTGATTAGTGTCGCTAGACATAACAACTGGCTTGCTTCTGTGATGTTTATATCCGATAATAGGATTTGCGCACACCGTGTTATTAAGCAATCCGGCTTCATACGCATGTCTCGAATTTTGTTTTGCAGTACACCACTGAAGATTGCTAATCGAATTGTTACTTTTGTTTCCGTCCAGATGATTCACATAAGGCAAATTGTTGGGATTAGAAATAAAATGTTGAGCTACCAATCTATGTATATACCGATAGTTCTTTGCTCCAAGTGAAACCTGGGAATATCCTGCTCCAGCATGTTTAGGCTTTAGCACTAATCCGGTTTTTATGTTCCTGACCATTCCAGTATCGCTAACTTCATAATTTGGGAAATTATTGATATTCATCCACATTACACTCATGATTTCCTCATTTCAGAATAAATGGTCTTGCACCTGGTTTGGTTGTTTTGAATCTTTCAACAATCATTTGCATTCCTAATTTATCGATGGCACTTGTCTTTGCGGCGAGCGCATAGAAAGCCTCTTCCCAGTCGATTTTTGTACTCTCTTTATTGTTCTTCCATGAAATAAGCTTTTGACCGTTATGCATTAATAATGCAGCTTCGCCCATACGTTCCTTGATTTGGGTTATCAGCACATCTAGGCGTGTTTCTGCAGCCTTTAGATGTGCCTTCGTACTTGATGCCTGAGCTATCAATTCGATAAGCTCTTCGTCAGCTTCCATGATTGTCCCGGCATCAAAACGGTACAACCTGTTTATGTCATCGGCTGTGGTTGGCTGAGGTGGCTCTCGTAGCTGGATACGCTCCCAAAACTCAATTTCTTTGCTGCGGATAATTTGGATTAATTCATCGTCTCGCTCTATCCAATGGATTCGCAGGTCATCTGTTCCGATCAATGCAGCAACAATCGTTTTATTGCGCCTCGTGACCATTTGCCCGTGCGCGACTTGCGAAACGTACCAAATAGGAATCTCGTCCGTTCCTTCTTCTCCCCAATCCTTTGCAGCAAACGGCGAAACTGTTTTCATTTCTCCATTTACATGCTCACCATCCAGCATCAACTCCAAATCAATCTCAGCAGCCAAGAAACCATGCTCAGGATCAACATAACGCTCATTTCTCGTAATGATCTGTACGTCATGGCCGCGATCTTCAAGTTCATCAACCAGCATTTCAATCACAATCGGTTCCCATCGTTTGCCGCGATTAAATATCCTCTGCTTGGCCGGTGTAATTTCTTCTTGAAATTCGCCTGTTTTTTCTTGATACAAAGCAAACGCAGATTTCCACGGCGAAACGCCAAGAATTGCTGCTGCGTCCGAGCCTCCAATCCAGCTTCTCCTTTCCACGCGTTCGATCATGCTTGCTCTTTCAGAAACTCCGGCGCTTCAATGCCGCGCATGTTTTCTTTGAAGCGCTCCATCAGTAGATTCCTCGCGTCTCGGTTGCTGAGTTGAAGATTAAGATCGCAAGCATCCATGACGTACTCAACAACTTGCTGGCAGTGTTGAAGATTTTTGTATTCAGGCGATTCATAGAACTCCCCGCCGTCAAGTTCCGCATAATCGTTTTCTATGTTTTTTAAAGCTTCAAGCAAAGCGCCGAATGTGTTACAGATCCCTTCGCGCTCCATTAATATTTCAATACGTGCTACATCGCGCAGCCATAAATCACTATTCGTTTTATTCATTTCTCGCCTCCAAATAACGCAATAAGCGGCTCCCACTGTTTTTTCTCTTCCATGTAGCCATTGCGCCAAGCCACAAACATTTCACCGGTCAGGTACGGATTGTCGGCGATGCTTTTGTCGCGCAGATATGCCACAGAGCCTTGCTTCTCTGCTTTCGCTATCTGCATTTTTCTTGCTGCAATAACTGCTTTCAGTTTGGCGCACTGATACGAGCAGCTAACCGGTAACGAGCGCAGGCAAGAAACAAACTCGGTTATAAAAATCAAAGATATTTTTAGCATGATCGATCCTCCGATTTAGCTATTTCGGCCTGATCCGGTGTGCATAACTCTGGATAAACTTCACACCAGCGCATATTCGCCGCGTCAAAATCCACTATCAAGATCGTAAACACCAGCACTACACAACATAGGATTGCAACGGTTTCGTGCTTCATACTTTCCCCTTTATCAGTCAGCCTGGCTTCCACAGGCTCCACCGTGTCGACGGCTTAAGGAGGTAACTTTTACAGCCCATGATTTTTGTGATAACCATGGATCGCTTCGGCGTTTTTTCTTGCGCACACAGCATCAAATAAATTGTTAAATCTTCCCAAACACACCTGCTTGCTTTTTATTCCAATCTTTGCGACCCATATCTTTCTATCTAGCCAAACCCCACAGATGCCGCTTTTATTGGTAATTCGCAGTCTCATGTTCCTGTTGTTCTCTGTGCTAGTTGCCTCTCGTAAATTTGCCCATCGATTATCAGTGCTGTCGTGATTTATATGATCGACGAACTTGTTTGGAAAATTTCCGGTCATGTAAAGAAAAGCCAATCTATGAGCCAAATAATTTTTATGACCAATTCCGATAAATCGATATTTGCTATCAACTCTTGATGACATTCTTGCTATCCATCCAGCTTCACATCCAATACGTGCCTTGCCAGTTTCAATAAGCCAAGTAAAACGACCGATTTCTTTGTCGTAATGCAAAATGCTCTTTAATTCTGCTTGGCTGATCATTTTTAAAACTTACGGTGGCTGTCGATGAGAGAATAATACATAACTGTATTATTGGTGTCAATACATTTGTGTATTAAAAACCGATGATGCTAATGATGTTGGAAATATCAATACAAAAAAACCACTCAATTGCGGTTTATGGGCAACAAAAAACCCGCCGAAGCGGGTTTGGTTATCTGGATGATTTGATTATGATTAGGGTGTTAGTGCATCAAGCATGCGTTGCCGCTCGATCAATTTGCGCGTTAAAGTGCGCGATTTCACGTTTTAGGCGGTTGTTTTTTTGTTGTTTGTTCCAACTGTTCATTTTTCAGTGCCGCGGCATTGAGTGTTGTTATTATCCAGTCTGTGAGTTTTATTCCATTCGATTGCGCGGTTTTTACCCACAAAGATTTATCCGATGTTTTGCAGCGTGCATGGATGTGAGAGGACGCGCGCTCATCATCTGGTTTTGCAGCATTGCTACGTTTGCCGCTGAGGCCGTGCTGTTTATCCATTAGGCGCTCCCTGGCGGGTATGATATACCGCCTCCCAATTGATCCTCTGCCATTGTTTCAGCAATCAAATCATCGGCAACAGGATCATGCTCACCGCCATTTTTTAAATGGTTGGCGTACCATTCGACAATCAATCCCGCCATATTATCCTCGTGAGATTCCCAAAATACATTTGGATCGATGCCGCTTGCATCGCAAATTGCATTGATTATTTCAGTGTCAAATGTAATGCCGCCGCCCGATTTCCTGCTTAATTTAAGGTCACGGAAATTAATGTGCTGCGGGATCGATATTTTTACTTGTTTTTCCACAATAAAAACCCGGCTTTCGCCGGGCTTGACATTTAAAATCCTGACGCGGCTAGGTAAGTGTCTTGAAGATAGTTGCCTATTATTTCCCAGGCCGTATCTTCGCAGTCATCATCCAACTCTTTAGTGATACTGTCGACCGTTTTTTGATCTCTGATTGATTCTTTTGATTCTGCGTATCCACCGGTATTTCCTACCCATTTTACGTAAGGAATTGTAACTATAACTTTATCTTTGTAGATGCGTGCTACGTATTCGCTGTCGTAAATACCTACTTGGACGTCTTTGGTGATTGTATGCATCTGTTTCATTTTAACTCTCCAGTTTAGTTTCCAAGTCCCGCTTGGCCGGTGCAACAATTATCTGCTGCATGGGATTAATTATACCGAGATTATTTAAATTGTCAACACAAATAAAAATATTTTCACCGCAGCACCGAATACCCTCGTCCGCGCATGCAGTTGATGACCATCTGGCGCACTGTTAACGCTTCATTACCAAGGCCACCAAGACCGCCACCAGCAGCACCAGCAGCCGCAAGCGTACCAATATCAAGGCCAAGTATTGCGCCAAATATTGCGCCTGTTGCAGCGCCAATCGCTGCGCTACCAGCAGCGTTCCCAACGTAATTGGTGTTATGGTGCGCGATATTGTTGCATTGATAAATATCAGTTTGATAATCGCATTTCTGACACGCAGCCGGATCAATTACTACATGCTGATAGTTGATCGGGCGTTGAGCAGGATCGATTGCGGCGCAGCCGCTAATAGCAAGAGCAATATATAAAACAATTATTTTTTTCATGTTTTTTTTTTAAAAGAAAGCCAGTCTTTAATTGTAACTAAATTATTCTGCTCCATTGCTGTGCTTTGTGCCGTTGTTTTTTGGTTCTGGTTTTGCATCATCTCTATTAGATCCGTCACTTTTTAAATTAGATATTGATTCTGTGTTCATTCTGGCAATCGTGCCAACAATAGCCTTAAACTTTTGATCTGATAAGAGCTTGTCTAAGATAAATTTTGTTTCATCATCATAAACGACATCTTCAAGTGGTGTTTCTCCTCGAAGCTGGCTCACTGTAATTTTGTACGCTGCCGCTATTTTTCTCGCGGTATTGCTGTTCATGTCTGTTTGACCAGTCAAGAATCTGTGTATTGTTGGCTGTGTTATACCCGATATATCGGCGAGGTCATAAGGGCTATGCTTATGATCTTCCATGAGTTTTTTTAATATCGATATACCTTTATCGTTCATGTGCGCATGATGCAATCTTGTATTGGCAACGTCAAATACATTATCGTATTGACAGTAATACAGCAGTGTATTATTGTGTACCCATGAACATACAAATAATGCTCCAGAAAATTTCTGAGGTCGGGTTGAGTGATTACGAAATCGCTCAGCAAATTTCTACTGATGATGATTTGGTTACTCAGCCTACCGTTAATCGATGGCGTAACGGTGTCACGAAAGAACCAAATTACGCCCGCTATATGCGTGTTAAAGATTTGTATGAGCGCATTGTTAAAGCAGCATAAATCCAACTTTTCTGAATGATTGAAATGAGTATCTTCGGCAAATGCACTGACGAAATCAAAACAAGGCTGCCTTTTGAGGCGGCCAATGATTTTGCAAGATCAGCGCATGATGCCGGCATGAATGAATCTGAGTACCTTCGTATGGTCATTTTTGTACACCTTTACGGAGAGGATGAGATTAGAAGGCTACAAGACAAGCAGCTTCAATTGTTGGCTAAACGGGGGCTAAAAATTGCCCAAAAATGAATTCGCTGTACCGGAAATTAAACAAATGAACATCATCACACCTCCCTGTGATTACAAACCCTTTGACCAAAGCGCTGGTAGCAGCGTCAGAACATACCTAGAGTATGACGAGGTGTTGAACTTGGTCTACGTGCTGGCGAAGTTTTGCCAGTTTGTCGGGAGTGGTTCCTTAAGCCGACTTCCGACACCTATTTTCCTTGCGATGGTGCAGCCACCGCAACTCACAGCCAGCGGGTTTTTATCCTTCCCGCTGGTTTTTTTATTTGATCTGCTATGAGTAAAGAAAAATATAGCCACTATTACAAAGATGTTGCGCATTTGCAGACCGTGGACGTTTACCGGGTGCTAAGTTTGTTTCTAGTAACTAATCCATGTTTGCAGCACGCAGCGAAAAAAATACTTTGCGCAGGTACGCGGGGGCAAAAAGAATTTGAGCAGGACATACGTGAGGCAATTGACAGCTTGAATCGCGCTTTGCAAATGATTGATGAAGATTTGAGCAAAAATGGATAAAGCACGAAATACATGAGTAGTTATGCCTATTACAACGAATACGACAAAAATGCGGCAGCATGGTTGCGCGAGCTAATTAAGGAAGGATTAATAGCAAATGGTGAAGTCGATGAACGATCAATTGTTGATGTCACGGCAAATGATCTGCGAGGATTTAGCCAGCACCACTTTTTTGCAGGAATCGGTGGGTGGAGTTATGCGCTTAGACTCGCAGGATGGAATGACAATAAACCGGTATGGACAGCAAGCTTGCCTTGTCAACCGTTCAGTGCAGCAGGGAAAAAACTCGGGAAATCAGACGAACGACACTTATTGCCGCACTTTATCGAACTTGTTAAGCAGTGCAGACCTCCAGTCATGTTTGGAGAGCAGGTTCCTGGCGCAATTAAGCACGGATGGCTCGATGTTTTATACGCAGAAATGGAAGCGTGTGGTTACGCCTGCGGGTCGATCATTGCTGGCGCACACAGCGTCGGTGCGGCGCATATCAGGCAGCGATTGTACTGGGTGGGTGTCTCCAATGGCGCAAGATTGCAACAGAGGATCAAAACCTCCAAGGAATCACGATACTGGAGTGCCACTGAGTCAACAAGTGACGATGATTTCAGGGTATCCAACTCCAGCAGCCAGAGATTACAAGAGCAACCTAGCAACGGAAGAATTTCACAAGAAACGAATGGAAATGTCGCGCGGGAAAACCCTTCCGGAAGTAGAGGGATGGGCAACTCCGCGCGTAACAACGAACCAAGGTTGCGGGAATCCGAAGAGAGCAATGGACAACAAAAGCCGCTTGGAAGATCAAATTTTCCTGGTATGCAATGGATTCACTGCCAAGACAACAAATACAGGCCAGTTAAACCCGGCATTTTCCCGCTGGCTAATGGCATACCCAAAGGAATGGTGTATAGCTGCGATCCGAGCGCACCGCACAATGAGAATGCAACGCAGGAAGCGCGCGCAATGAGGTTAAAAGGATATGGCAATGCAATTGTTCCGCTGGTTGCTGCTGAGTTTATTGGCGCATATATGTCAATTATGGGTGATTGATAATGCACTATTACCAGCTTAACATTGCTGACTATCGAAAAGATACTACTCATCTGACGCCGATTGAGCATTACATATACCGAACGCTTATTGATTGGTATTACCTAGATGAGTCGCCAATACCAAAAGAAACCCAGTCGGTTATGCGTCGGTTACGGTTGGGAACCGAAGAAGAAGCGGGATTGTTGCGAAACGTTCTTTCTGACTTTTTTGTTGAAACCGAAAGGGGGTGGGAACACCAGAGGATCGAATTGGAGATAGCAGAATACTATAAAAAATGCCAAAAGAATAAGGAAAACGGCAAGAAAGGCGGTCGTCCAAAGTCAACTCCAGAGCCGGAGAAAACCCAGTCGGTTATTTTGGTTAACCCAAATGAAAGCGAATCAAACCCTAACCAAGAACCATTAACCAATAACCATAAACCAGTTTTAAAAGAAAAAAATATAAAAAAAGAAAACCGGGATTCTTTCCGAGAAAACTTATCGGATGTAACCGATCAGACATATTCTGATTTTAAAAAACTGAGATTGGCAAAAAAAGCTCCGCTCACAGAAAGAGCAATAGCAGCAATTCGCGACGAAGCTGCAAAAGCAGGCATTAACCTGGAAACAGCTTTGATCGAATGTTGCGCTAGGGGATGGACTGGGTTTAAAGCTGAGTGGTATCAAAAAACATCAGTGCCAATGCAACGCGGATCACCGGTAGTTCCTATTGATCGAAGCGAGTACAACCGGCAGCAAACGCGGATCGCAAAAGAGAAATTATTTGGCAGTTCAGAGGCTCCACGGGAAAAGGATGTGACAAATGGATAACAGTCAATTCGATGAATTTAATGAATTACTGGATGTGATTTCAGAGCAATATGGAAAACCGTTATCCAGTGGAGCAAAAATGCTTTATTGGCAAGGTTTGAAGGATTTTGATTATAAAGCAATCCAGCAGGCATTGTATCGTCACATTCGAAATACCGATACCGGAATGTTCATGCCGAAAATTGCTGATGTTATCCGCATGCTGCAAGGCTCCACGCAGGATAGCGCAATGACTGCATGGGCAAAGGTTGATAAGGCTGTTAGGCACAAAGGGACTTATGTTGATGTTGTTTTTGATGATCCACTTATCCATCGCGTCTTGCACGATATGGGCGGATGGATCGCTATTGGGCAAAAAACAGAAGATGAGTGGCCATTCGTTGCTAAAGAATTTGAAACACGTTATCGCGGTTTTAAGTCTCGCAGTGAAACCCCGGATTATCCAAAAATATTGACAGGCATTGCGAATGCTCACAATTGCAGCCAGGGATTGGAGATTCAGCCTTACGTGATGATCGGAAACGAATTTGAGTGTAACAACGTGATTAACGGTGGAACTGAAAAACCATTGATCGGTTTTAAGCAAGCTGGTTCTGTTGTGCCGGATTTGCGGCTGGTTGAGAAAAGTGAGGTGGCATGATGGCAAACGAATGGCAAAGGCAATCGGCAGAAACAGCGCCGCATGATCGACGGATTTTGGTCGAATCTGATGGTGATTTTTTCTGCGTTGATTGGGTCAAGAATCCACATACTGACGATGAGGCTTGGGCTATAGCTCAACTAAAAAATGGCGACAGAATTTTGATCAGAAAAATTGATTGCTGGTATGAGTTGCCGACAAATTAACACACATGCAGGTTCCTATCATGATCACAAGCGGGTACTGCAAATTCGGAGCCTGCATGTTTGTTAAACCTATCAAATCGATGGAATTAGAAATTGGAGAAAAAATGGAATGTAAAGCGTTGGAAATGATTAGAGAAGCAAGATATTTGCTTGATGATGAACTAAAAATAGATAGTAGTCGTGAGCTATCTATGACTATAAAAAAATTGGACAAGGCGATTATGTGGAGGTAGCGCGACATGCAACTAAAATCCCAAAGCGTTGATTTGTCAAATGAAAATGGAATTATTTTAACTATAAGCGATTGTATTTATTTAATGGAAAGATTAAGCGAGATGAGCGGAGCGATGGTGAAAATTTCTGAACATTTGAGTAAATTAAGTGATACCTGATCCAGCGCCAATACCAAGAAGGAATAAACCGCTAATTTGCGAATCAGTGTACGCGGAAACTGAGCAGGATCGGTTCAACAAGGAATGCAAGGCAACATTTGCTATGTTCTATGACAAAAGGCGCAGATGGTTTGATCAGAACGGATTTGACGAGTATATGAAAGGTGTTGTTACAAAGCGCGGTCAGGAAGGTGCTAACAGGTTGCGAAAAGGCGTCAATTGGTTATTGGAAAGGATTGGATCATGAAAAAACAAATCACAATTTCAAGTTTTGATTATTACCTGTCATTAATTGCGGCTTTGGCGATTGGTGCTGGCAGTGGTTTTGTTGTCGGTATGTTGATCGGTGTTTTGGGTAAATTGAGCTGAGGGTTCGCATGATCCAGCAAACTATAAAAACGGCAACAATCATGAATGTTGATTGCATGGAATACATGCGCACGGTACCCGATGATTATTTTGATTTGGCTGTGTGCGATCCGCCGTATTTTGATGGTCCACAAAAACCTGGATATTACAAAGGGACAAGACAGAAAAGTGACGTTGGTACTTACAAAAATATAAGCACTTGGGAAGTTCCAGGGGAAGCATATTTTAATGAGTTGCTTCGAATTTCAAAAAATCAAATTATTTTCGGGATCAATTATCTTGATGTAAAAGCGCCAGGCGGGAGAATTGTTTGGGTAAAAGGATGTGAAAATAGCCCATTCAGCATGGCTGAAATAGCATATCAATCATTTTATAACCGCATAGATATGTTTCGCTATCTATGGGCTGGGTTCTGGAGGGAGCCTGGTGCATTGAAAGAGGTGAGAATACATCCGACACAAAAACCGGTACCTCTGTATGAATGGATTTTGGAAACATACGCCAAGTCGGGACAAAAAATATTCGATTCGCATCTTGGTTCTGGTTCAAGCGCTATCGCTGCTAATAACATGGGATTTGAATTTGTTGGGTGCGAGCTTGATCCGGATTATTTTGAGTCTGCATGTAAGCGTATAGCCAATCACTCTGCTCAATTAAGGATGTTCTCATGAATCAAGAAACTTACGAAACCATAGCAAAATTAGAGCAAACAATGCGTTCTATCGGTGTTTTGGAGTTTTCCGGTGAAATGCAATTGCTCGAATGGCAGAAAAGCACGTCTCGTGATGTTCCGAAGATTAAATTTGGATTGCTTGATGATGAAAGTCTCGAACCATTTGAAATTGCAACGGTGAAAAAGGGCAAGATGGCAGGACAGATTTACCACGTTTTTGCGATCAGAATTGACGAAACATCAAATAAATCAACAGGAATTCACGGGATCGAAAAGAGGGAAAATAAAGCAGAAAAAATACCGAACCAACTTGCACAAAAAATGCACCGAGACGGGTATTTCCGCAATTTAAAGCTATGGGATGCGATGGAGGCGAAGGGAATTTATACCCAGGAAATGCATAAGTCGTGGGTTGAAAGTTTACCGTGCTGCGCGAGAATCGAATTTGCGCCGCACATTAGTTGCGGTGGTGATGTTGTAATGCACCACGTCAAAACATCAGCAAATTCAGGAGTCGGGATCAAGCCGAAGCATTGGTACGGTGTTCCGCTATGCCATAACCACCACATGACATGGGCGCATGGATCGCATGCTGGATCAGCTACGCACGAGGATCGGCATGATGTGTTGTTGCCGCACGCTGTTCAATTGACTGCGGAGCGGATGAAATTGAAATTCAAAGAGGCGATGGGGTTATCAAGTTTGTCCGAGATGACTCAGGAAATGCTTGATGATTTTGAGAGGTATTTGTTTGGCTAATAAACAAAAGGCAATCTATGAATTATACAGATGAAGAAAAATTCCGAGGCTATAGCGTATGCAATCAATGTAATGAATGCGTGAAGCTGTTGCAGGCTGGTTTTGATGTTGAAACGCATGTTTGTTCGGTTTGCCGGGAGGAGGTTGCTGATATTGATGATTTTACGATGAATGGCGCGGTGGATATTTTAAGCAAATAAGCCAAGAAGCATGGGCACTCAAGAAAGTGTGAATCGTTACGGGATTTATATCTGTGTGTGAGGGGTGAGTGTCCATGACTTGTTGGTTAGCTATAAAGAGCCAGAATGATTAAATTTACAATATTCGGAGAAGCAGCAAGCAAGGCGAACAGCCGAAAGATTGTGACAATTGCAGGGCGTCCGGCGTCTATCAAGTCAAGCAAAGCGCTGGCGTTTGAAAAATCTGCATTATTGCAAATACCGGTACAGGCAAAGCAGATGATTGAAGGTGATGTGGCGGCAACTATCAAGATATTTTATTCAACACGCAGGCCGGATCTTGATGAATCAATTGTGCTGGATGTGTTGCAAGCAAAGTACAAGAAAGGCGAATTAATTAGGCGCGGGGTATACCTTAATGACAGGCAAGTAAAAGAAAAGCATGTATATCACGGCATAGACAAAGCGTGCCCACGTGTAGAGATTGAGATTAGGCCGATAGATGGATGACATAGACCGCGCAGGAGCGCACATCGATGCTACTGAAAAACAGATTATTGACGCAGCACGCAAGAAGGCGGCAAATATTCCGAAAGGATCGGCGGGCGAGTGCGAATGGTGCGGAGAATACTTTGAACGGCTGGTCAATGGTGCGTGCGGATGGTGTAGGGATGAATTCAGGCTTAAATAACAAACATTGGAGAGGTAGTCATGGGTATTTATGATCTGGATGGATCAAGCGTAATAACAAGGCTGCAACATTGGGGTCGCTGGAAAATGTCTAGCGGTGTATCGCTTGGATACCCCAATCAATCAGCATTTATGCATTTAGCAATATCAAGTAATCCGCATGATAGATTTGGTGAGATTGATAGCGATTGTATAGAAACAGATAGGGCTGTTGAGTTATTGCCTTTTGTTAAGCAGATTATCATTCGCGTTGAGTACGTTCTGCCATATAGCAGCGTAGCGATTAAGGCGAATCATTGCGGCATTAGCAAGCGATCATATTATAATTATTTGGAAGATGCACATGAAATGGTGGCGCAACTGATAAACAATAACAGGCGCAAGATCGATCAGCCGAATGCGGTTTAGGTATAAGCGCAACAGATAATGAAAGTATTGTTAATTAATGTGTTGTGCGACGTGCAGAAATATGTTATAAGTCTGGCAAAATACAGAAATACTCAACAAAACAAGCCACTTCCGCGTGGCTTTTTTTATGCCTGTTAAGAAATCAGGATGGTCAACAGTATCACGCCATAAGCGCGGGTACGGATCAAGCTGGGATAAGTTAAGGCTGCTTGTATTGCAGCGCGACAACGGATTGTGCCAATGCCAAACTTGCAAGAACAACCAGCGAATCAAACAAGCAACAGAAGTAGATCACATCATACCAAAGGCCAATGGCGGCACGGATGAGTTATCAAACTTACAAGCGATCAATAAAGAATGTCACAAGATCAAAACAGCACAAGAACAAGGGCGCAGTCTGAATCCGAGAGTGACAATCGGATTGGATGGATTCCCGACGGGGCGGTTTTAATCTTTGTTGGTTTGATGCAAAGTAC